AATATAGTATCGTCTGACATATTTAAAAAGCAGAATTGATCATCTCCTCTTAGTATGTCGTCAACACAACCCATCACACCAACTCCGCTATCATGTGCTGCGCAAAGAACGGCAAAGCTAAACATAAACTTGCCTAGATCCGGGTTAATCGGTATACCCGACGGCAATCCTTTATTTAACCTATAAGTGTCTTCAGATTGTAAGTCAAAATCTAATCTCCATTCTCCCTTAAAAGGTCCATATGGATAAGGGTGCAGAGCGGGAGCTCCCAACTGGTAACGCAGAAGGCGTCCTAACTTCGGAAATACCTTACTATAATTGTATACAAACCGCTCTAATAAAAACTCAGGAACAGTTTGGTCAAATTGCGTTACATCAACACCAATTGTGTACCGCCCTTTTAATTTACCAGCAACATGATTCACAGTTCGATGTTTGTAAGTATGTTCATACTCATGATAATAAACATTTCGAACTAAGCTTTGTAGTAATGTAGACAAGTAAGACACAGAGCCAGACATACCATATGCAGCACGAACTCTCATGGCTTTATCAGGGAGATTAATCATAGATTGTGTCTCCACATAACTACCATTATCATGTACATGACGCACTTTATCGGGCATATCAGGTTGTAACCTAGTTACCAAAGCAAATATAGGAAATAAACCTTGTTGATATAAGTCTTGGGCTGAAAAATCGCTACCCAAATGGTGTAAAACCATTACATCTCGCTGCAACCAGTCCATTTTATCCGACCATTCTCGTGAAAAATCTGGGATAGTTGTTGATGATCGCATATTCAGGTGTGCATGTCCTGAGCCTACACGAGTAAACATACAGTCAAATAACTCGTCGAATATTTGCTTGTGTGACTCATTAATCCAGTCATTGGGTAATCCTAAATCAGATCTCAACTGACTATTATCCTGAGGCTGACTAGGAATTGGATATTGAAGGGCACCTGCGACCGTATATAGTCGCAAACTATCATCAGACATACTAACTAAATTCTTCTTTGACTTCCTAAATGACTCCAACTCTTCAGCAATCGATCTAGAAGCAGCTCGAAAAATAGGATCGTCAGAGTACAAGTCATCAAATATCATTACCCTTTTGTCAAGTCGCTTTTGAAATAAGAACTGCCTTAGTTTTGGATGATCACTTATCAACTTTGCAACACTAGGATGTACCTTACAAGTTAGATTATTATGATTCAGGACTTGCAAGTTCATCTGAATCTACCTCTCGTAATGTGTTAATGTCTACTTCGATATCATGCCTAGCTTGCGCCTTGGTTTCGCCTTCCGGAGTCATGGCGTCTGCTTCACTCCAATAGAGATAAATTTGGTCAAATTCTTCCTTATCAATTACCCCGTAGTGTCTAAATTCCAACAAGAAATCTACATCACGCTCAGAGTAAAATAAAGAGTTATCGGTTCGCATAATTTTAATCTCAAGATCACCCATAAGATTAATCAACCAGTTTCTATCATCATGACTCATCTGGTTTAACTGTATAATGCAAACTTTCTTTTCTTTTATTTCTTCAATAATAGGTATGATAGACCATTTGTCTGTGCACTGTTTAACATCTGCATCAGCAGGTTTAGCAGGACAGATAATTAATAAGTTTATCTTACCTTCATTCAATCGATTGTATGTACGCATTGGTAAATACCTCTTAGATCATTAAGTTAAACATAAAATGAATACTATATAATAGTATTCGACTGCGATATATCTAGAATGATTGGGTAGGGTCCGCACCCTATGGCTCTTACTCATTTTCAATACCTTTCGAAGATGTCTCCATCTTCCAGGATCATACGTCCTGATTTCCTGTACACCATTATACAGTTCCTCATTGTTTATGGTACCTTTTTGTTCGCAAGTCCCAGTATACTCATTCGTCACCCCACGGTACATAGAAAATTCTACTGTGTAGAAAATCTCAAGGACCGCTCCTTAAGCTTCTACGTTCAAACCCTTGAACCCCTTAAGCAGTTTACCTAGCTACTCTCAGGCTTAGCAGCACCACTCGGCCAGTGCTACTGACTTGTTCGATTCGTCCACACTACTCTCCCTCGTCCTTCAACGTCTACTTTGACGTTATCCTCACGGATGCCTTACCGGTTGTTTCCGGGAAAAATAATAG